GCCATCGATCTGACAACCTAACAATACACCACCAACAATGCCAGTGGGGATAGACCAGATCCAGTTCTCCTGAGTTGCTGCAGCACCACCGATGGCACCTCCAGCAAGCCCACCAAGCACAGACCCCTCAATACAGGAGTTGTCGTCCACGTGCCCATGACGGTCCTCGTGGATGGGCTGTGGATAGTATCGTGGCTCGTTCCTCCTACAAGGAACTTCTACCCTTTGGTTGTGACGCCTGACATAACCAGGACTTGTTGCTGTACCTGGAACGTACTCTTCTCGATATACGTTATCATAACATCTAGTTTGTTCTACACCGCCTGGATTGTAGTAATCAGCCAATGCAGGTGCTGGGAGAAACCCCAACATTAGAATAGGAATTAGTTTTTTCATAGACACTCCACCATGATTTCTGTAAGACAAGCTAACATATTTATTTCCTGATCTGCCACAAACCCACTTTGATACTGATACTTAGCAATAATGAGCACAGCAGCAGCAATAGAAGAACCTTCCAAGTGTGAATATACAGCATCGTAAACACTACGAAGAAGTACATTAGGATCATTGTCCAAATTATCAACGACCCACTTTCTGACCTTAGGAAAGTCTTTAGTCTTGAGATTCTGGAATAACGCATCAGTTTTGACATTACTAAAAGCTGCAAGAATACCTGTATCTATTTTACCTCCAACTGAATACCGTTGAAGTTCATTTAGAACCCTCCTCCAGTCAGGGAAGTGTTTCTGGATGAGTTCAACAAGTACCTTCGGATCATATTCCACAGACTCCGTCTCAAGTATAGTCCTGAGACGGTTGAAAAACTTGGCTGCAAGTTCCTGTCTTTCTTTTCCCTTAATGGCAAAGTCGACGACTGCACAGCGGGAATGGAGGGGAGCAATGATCTTATTTTTGTAGTTACAGGTGAAGATGAATCTACAATTCCCAATGAACTCCTCAGTAAACGCCCGTAGGCAGAGTTGTACATCTGGGGTTGTGTTGTCAGCTTCGTCAATGATAATGACTTTGTGTTTAGCACTTGACGAAAGTGAGAGGGTCGAAGCGAAATTCTTCGCATTGTTTCTGACAGTATCAAGGAATCGTCCTTCATCGGATCCGTTGATGACATAATAATCTACTCCAAGTTCATGACATAGTGCTTTGGCAACTGTGGTCTTACCACAACCAGGTGGTCCAGATAGGAGAAGGTTAGGTACCTCACCCTGTTTTAGAAAATCTTCAAATGACTTTTTAATTCCATCAGGAAGAATACATTCTTCAATTGTTGTGGGTCGGTATTTCTCAACCCATACAAATTCATTACGACTCATAATTAATTACGATGGTGTTTTCTAAGAATCATCTGCTGCAATCTGCGCAGAATAAAATGTGGATCTTTGTTTGCATCCTCCAGGGTCTTGTATATACCATTACCATTGGGCTCCATACATTCTAAGGCTGTTGTCAACCCCCGATACATCTCAAACTCAAATGGGTCTTTAAGTTGTGTGTGAGTCCAAAATACAACTACATCTCTATTACCCTTGGTTACTTCATTAACTCTATGTGGAGTTCCTGTCTTATAGGTAACTGAACCACCAGCTCGTGGTTTGAATTTTTTCTCCTCGCCATTAATCCAAAGACAAAGTTCACCTCCTTCAAAATCATCATTGAGAAAAACTGTAGTACTAAAGTCACCAACATCATAATTATCATGATGAGGTTTATAGTAACCACCTACTTCAGTTCTAGTCAGTAATGGAGTTTTACTATTGGCTGCAAGAGTAAAGTCATAGAATTTATATTTTGTATCTATCCTACTGTATACAATATCTTGTAGACATACAGTACCACGATCTGTAAACTTACACTGTAAGTTTTTCTTGAATCTTCTTTTATCTTCTCTTACTTCCTCAGTATCAGGATCATGTTGATCTATTCCAAAAGTTTCAATACCATCAACCCAAACAGCTTCGGTATCAATAAGTTGATAGATTTTATTGATGTCTTTCTTTGTTAGATTTTTTTCTAATAAAAGATAATCACTCATTATACAAAATTGAAATGAACAGAGTTGAATCTTCCAGGAATACCTAGAATAGTTAGCTTTGTATGTTGTGAATGCTCATCTACACTTTCAACAATGTAAGACTTACCGACAACAAACATGGAGGGATAATCATTATTACCCCACCTTACCTGTTCTTGAGTATAACCCATGAAGACAACGTTGTCACCAGGTTTGAACTTTCTATTAGTATACACGCCTCGGGCCACCACAGATGTGAGCACTTGGCATCTCTGCCTCTGCAATCTTTTTGGCATCGTGTTGATACCTTGCCTCAACAATTTTCTTATGATACTTAGTCCCCGTAGAAGGGAGACGGTAAGTAACTTCCCATTTAGTCATAATCAGTTAAAAGTAGAATCAGGTTCAAGAGCAATATAGTATGTCACATCAATGTTTTGGTTACTGAAACGTGACAACAGTTTAGAAGATACTACTACATCATAGTTACCAGGGACAATCTTCAGATTCTCTTCTTTGAAGTTGAATACAAACTCATCAGTGGTTTCTCCAACAACAATGGTGAAGTCATTAGAAGTATCATTCTTCTTATCACGAGCAACCAGTTTGACAACACCCGCCTCACCAACAACAGAGATGTCTGGTAGTTGGTAGATAGATGCAGCCTTCTTCAGTTTCTCCAGTTGCTGACTGGTTACTTGGAAACATACATCCTCAGAAGGGAGAGTAATCTCTTTCTCAGGTGGAGCAACAATTACAGATGGGTCTGCAAAGAAATACTTGGATCGAGACTTACCTTCTTTGATTACCACATACTGGTCATTATTAAAATCAAGGTCAGGAGATGAGTGTAGAGATAGTCCATTTAGGAATTGATTCAAGTCATAGATACCAAAGTCTTTTGGAAACTCCTCAGCAACATTAGCTTCAACCAGGATATTTTTCATCACTGAGATTGAACGCAACTTCTGTCCTTCCTTGAATAGGATTGACTGGTTGATAGAAGAGAAGTTTTTAAGAAGTGATACAGTGGATTCAGAAAGTTTCATAATTACCTTTTGGTTGCTTGTTGATGCCGGAGAAGTGATACAGGAGAATACAATAATGGATGGCTTTGAGAATGTCAAGTTTTGACTTGCCACCCTTCTTACCAAACCGTGAGAGATACTTGATAGCGTTGGACCTACAGAATGCTTCTGAGTCTCCAATACTATCAATCAGATCAAGTGTCTGAGTCTTGTTGTCATTAGCATAATGTGCTCTGTAGGTGCCACTCAGATAGTCACGCAACTCTTTGAGGATTACATCTTCATCATACTTCCAAAACCCATTCGTATTGTCGATGTTTAATTCAATGTGATTGTCAGTAGTCAAGTCAATTGAGGTTGTGAGGGGAGTGTATTCAAACCCCTCTTCAGGTAACGAATTCATTATCAATTTTTCATATACCTTATCTTATCAAATATCTGTAGGTTTGTCAAGACCTTCACAGGTAACTTCTGGGCCAGCTGTTGGGTCAACAGCCTGATAACAGGAAATCAATGAACCCTTGACAACATCATCAAACCTATTGATACAGACTTGAATAGCCTTGTCTTTATCACCAAAGATAGAGTAGGCACGAGCAATGTGAATCAGTCGTCGTGTAGAGATGACTTCATCAATACCACCTTCATAGAAGGTCTTACGAATGATGTCAGCCCAGTCTACCAGATGCTTACAGAAGTCTTTGTCATCACAACCAGACTCTAGAATCTTCTGTTCAATAGCAGGAGAAGGATAAGACTGTTCAAAGGTTACACAGAATCGTTCTAGGAATGCTTCATTCAGAACGTTGGTACCAATAAACCTACCATCTTCAGAACCCTTACCTTTAGTATTGGCAGTTGCCATTACATTGAAACCATCTTTGGGTTTGACAAACTTACCAATCTTTTTCAGGAAGACACCTTTACCTTCAAGAATAGATTGCAGACACAGAATCTTATTAGAGGCCAGGTCAACTTCATCTAGAAGCAACACAGCTCCCCTTTCAAGGGCTTCAATGACTGGGCCATTATGCCAAACAGTCTCACCGTTAACCAGACGGAAGCCACCAATAAGATCATCTTCGTCAGTCTCGATTGTAATGTTGACACGGATTAGTTCTCTCTTGAGTTGTGCGCATGCTTGCTCAACCAAGAACGTTTTACCGTTTCCAGATAGTCCAGTAATAAACGCTGGGTAGAAAAGGCCGGATTGAATAATCTTTTTAATATCACCAAAGTTGCCAAACTTGACGAAGGTATCATCTTTATCAGGAATCAGGTTTTGTTCAATGGAAGGTAGAGCAGCAGG